CCTATATATATTTTATTATTTAATTTATTTTGAATAATATATATATGGTACATTATTTTTTATCCTTCATATGTTTAAACATTTCAATCATTCTCAGTCTGTGTTTTGCTCCCTTTAATGATTTGCAGGTTCCTAAATTTTTGCCCTTTTGAGAGATCACACGATACCTACCATCTGGTAATTTGCGTATTTTCGCAATTTTTACCAGGCTGTTTAAACATCTATTTTCATAGATGCTAGCCATATGTAGGATAGTATTTATATCTTTCATTTATTTTTTGCCAAAATGATTCTGTATATACATTGATTCTTTGCTTCTTAGCATCATCTCTTCAATATTACCATTACCATCTGCTTCATTTAGCGCTCTAATAGCTCTTTCATTAATAAAAAGCATATTGCCCATTTTCATGTGTTTATTTTCACTATAAGCACAATTAAGAATTAAACATTCACGATAAGCAGCAACTACTTTTCCACAAAAAACAGCCGGATAAGCAGTAGTAATTTGTTCTGTGCTTACATCTTCATAAGCATCTCCAACATATACTTCAATGAATTTATCTTTAAAAAGTTCTACTAAAAATTCAGCAAAGGTTTTACCTGATTTCTGAAGCATTTCTACAGTTTCTGTAATTTGTTGTTCTGATACCATTGTATATTCCCTTTAGATAAACTTAAGTAAAAAAGTTCTATAATTAGATGTTGCAGTTCTTAAACTAATAGGCTGATAAGATGACTTTTTATTCATAATACACTTTGATTTTACTTTCAATCCACCAATTTTAATTGTAGCATCTCGAAAAGCTTCCGCTATAGCTTCTGACATTTGTTGAACTGCCTCAAAACATTCTTTCTCAGGCCCTTGAATAGAGCACTCTACCTCGACCTTGCTTCCATCGGTATATGGATAGGAGGTAGAAAGTAAATCTTCATCTAAAGCACTAGTAAGAACACGAGAAAACTCTATAGCACTATTATAATCGGGAGCTGCAATTTGAATTAAAATATTATGTGTTGGCAAAGCTTTTTTGTATATTCTCTTAAGAGAAGTTTCTTCTGCAAAAACAGATTTAAGCATTTGAAGACCTTCATTAATCATTTCTTCCAAACTAGCCGTCATAGATGGGGCTATTCTTTCCGGTTTTGTAGAAATATCAGGACCAGAAGATGGTCGATAACCGGTATCTGATTCTAATTGAGATAATACTGATTGATATGATTTAGATTTTTTTGCATTATCTGTTGCAGCAATCATATCACCATAAGTAATTACGCCCTTTGAACCGTGATCTAGTCCTTTATTAGCTTCATAAACTATTTTTTCAAATCTTGTAGAAATTTTAGCCCCAATATCAGCATATTTTTTACTACTACCATCGGGTAATTCTTCTGGATCTTTCTCAATGATTGGAGTTTTGGGGTCTTCATTTTTAATACCGGGCAAATTAAGGGCCGCCGGAAAAAAATTGGCAACATAATATTTGCCGGCAGAATCGAATTTGATTCCTTTACCTTTACTTTGTATATATTTCTTAACCCAAGGCAGTTGTTCTTCTCCAGATAATGTTCTAAATTCAGCTGGAGTTCCAGTGTAACCAAGCCCAACTAATGTGGGGGGGATAAATTGAATTAAACCACTTGCCCCTCCATTTTGATTAAATGAGGCCGGATTAAGGCCAGATTCCGAGTTCATAACGGCAAGAAGATCTTCCGGCCTCATTCCAACCTCTTTGCATATTTCTATAAGTTTTGGATAGAAATTTGATCCTAAATTAGCTGCCATATTTAACCCCTAATATTTTTGACAATGTTAAAGAGCTTAACCGCAGTTTCTAAATCTGTTTCCTGAATAGACTTGGCATATTTGGCAATATAATTTGCTAAAATAATAGGGTGCTCATCACTTAAAGACTGTAATGACTCATAAAATTTTTGATGCGTATCTACCTTTTTCTTTGGGGGAGATAGTGGTAATTTGCCAATATTAACTCCTTCTAAGGCTTTGGGACCGCCCGGAGTAGCTCTTCTCTGTTCTATAATTGGTTCTTTTTTAATGTGAGCAGTTTGTACTGTTGGAGAAAAAGTTTGCACAAATGGATTTATATATCCAGATGGTAAAAATGCTTCTTGTGGTAGCATTGGTTGTGGTGTTGGGAAAGAGCTAGCTCCTGGTGGGCCAGGTGGTGGATTAATTAATGGTGATGGAGGTGGAGGAGTTAATATTGCGGCCGGAGATGTTGGTTGCTGACTTACTGCCTTTGCTTTTTCTTCTTCTTCGGCTTTTAATTTAGCTTCAGCTTGAGCTTTAGCATTAACTTCATCAAGTTCTTTTTTTGCTTTAATAGTTGGAAGAACTACATTATCATAATAAGCAGTAAATCCCTTTTCACCATCATTAAATTTAGAATAATCAGCAACAATTGCATTGGCTGCCTCTAAATATGGGTCTAATTTACGAGTTGCTCTAGCAGTAGCCATAGTTTTTAAGTTAGAAATAGTATTACTAAGTAGTGATTCGGCATTAGATATAACTGTTAATCCTTTTTTGCGTAAATCTTCAGTAATTTTAGGATAACGCTTTTCAACAGCCGCTAATGATCTTCCACGAGCATTAGTTAGATTATACCAAGTATCTAAGAGTCCCGCTAATTTAGCCTCTTTAATAAAAGATTCATAACATTGCTCTCCATTTTTTCTAACATGAGCAATATTCTTTTCTATATTTTCTAAATGAGTGTCTGAAACTCCTTCAAAAAGAAGCTTATGCTTAAGTGTAGTTTCATCTATATTAGATAGACTTTTTTTGAATTCATTAATAAGCTCAACAGTATTAAACATTTTCTTATTAAAAATAACTAAATCAGAAATGCCTGCCATATATTCGCGTCTATTGAAATTAGAGCGTGCATTTTTAATTAGCTCTTTAGCTGAAATTTTATCATCTGGAGCTGGGGCGTGCTTACCCATTTTTTCGCCAGTTAATTCGGCACGAATCTTATCATCAGCAATAGTAAGAGCGTTCATGATGCCAATAAGCTCTGGATCAAATATCTTTTCGAAAAAGACACTTGGCTTATTTACAAGCTCCCTAGCTTTATTTCTGTATGTTCTTTTTTGTCCAATTTTTTCCATAGAAAAGCCTCTACTTATATGACGTTAGTTAAAACTATACGGGATTATTGACAAGTAGAGGCTTATTGAACTTATTTAAGCTGGCGGGGCTGGTGGTGACGGTGGCGCTCCTCCGCCTCCTGGTGCTCCTCCCCCTCCTCCTGATGGTGGCGGCATAGCTGGTGGCGCTGCGCCTCCCCCCATTGGAGGCATAGGTGGCATACCGCCACCCATTCCTAAATCTGGTGGTGCTCCGCCTGATGCTGCACCAGTCTCTCCTGGAAGTGGAGCTTCTGCCGCCGTTCCATCTGGCTCTGGGATCTCATCATCATCATCCAATGCGCGCAAAGCATCAAGTCCCAAAGCTTCCAAAGCTGCAACCTCTTTTTTGAAGATAGCATTTTGAATATTCTCTTTGCGAATCTTTCTATTTTCATCTTCCATCTCCAATCCTAATGAACGATAAAGAGTATTTAAAGAGGCTCTCTTAGCGGGTCCCTCTCCAGCTGTTAATTGAACTAAGTTATTAATATAATCTCCTGCATCAAATAGGGACATATGATTCCAATCAATTTCAGGAACAATAAGCTGTTTCTCTCCACCAGAATAATCATAAAATCCCTGAATCTTGGAGATTGGGGCAAATATCTTGGTCTTTAACCAGTGAGATAACATATTACGGAATTGCATGTATCGTTGTCTCAAAAGATCAAGAGCAACACCGCCATTAGCATAGGTAGTGTCAGCTCCACCATCCATCATTACCTGAGGAACCTGCAAACCAATAAATATTTCTTTTATTAATTGAGTAATATCATTTCCAATATCAAAAATACCTGAATTATATCCAACTCTTTGAATGTCTACACCTTCATGTGTAAAAATTTTAAAATCTTTATCATATTGAGCTTCTTCAAAAGTGCTTCTCCAGGCTTCCAAATCGGCAAAAGTTGGCTTATAATCAGGAGATCCAATCTTGACAACTGTCAATGGATTGATCATATTATCGGCTTGGGCATACTTAGACTCTCTTAACTTATCAAAAAGCATTAATTGACGAAAAATACAGACAGGCAACCCTGTACCTCTAATTTCATAAGGGCTAATTCTTCTTGCTAAATGAGAAACATGAAAATTGTCAAGAGGAATATTTTCTCCACGCCTAACAGAATCAATAATATGTTGATTAAGCTGTTTTCTCTGCTCAATATCTGTTGGTCTATTAGAAAAGATAATCTTTTTAAGATTCTCATCTGGACGTAACATAATAATAGGCTCATTAGCTACAACAGTTCTCTTAACAATCATAAAATCTGGATTTTGAATATGAAGGCGGCTCCATTTACCTTTACCTTCATCAAGCTCCGCATACACAAAAGCCTCACCTAAGAGCCAATACTCTTGAGCAATTTGCACACAGATATTCATAAGATCAATTTCTTCAATCATATCATCGAAGAATTTCTCAATATCTTTATTGGGACATTTAATAGAAAGCTTACTAATAGGGTAAGTACTATGTAGGCTAACAGCATTATGAACAAAAGGATTTAAAGCAAAAAAACTTCTACACCAAGCATTAATAGTGGCCCTATCACGAGGTAAATTAAGATTGCTATTTAACCAAAGTGGAGAATAAACTTCTGGAGTTTGTTTAACGGAGTCACCTCCAACTCCACGAAACATGCCGCCACCTGAACTACTAACAGCTTGTGCATATTTAGATAGATGTGTCGAAGAAACTACTCTTCCATTAGGCGTATCACCATTTTCATTTTGCCAGTTTTTAGTCAAATTATTATAGCTTGGACTGGATCCATCTCTAAAAATACCGTGATCAACCTCATCTGATAGAATAACTCTTCTTTCTTCAGATATACCTTTTCCCATAATAGAGCTAACATTAGGCGTAGTATCTCTATTAGATACGAACCTAGTTGAAAAGGAATGTTCTCCTGCACCTAAACCTGATTTTTTGATACCAGCCATAAATCCTCTTATTCTACTATACCCATAATACTCTAAATATGATATAACAGTATTTTATATTTTTCTTTTGACATATCCTGACATAACCATTGGTTTATTGGCATCTTTTGTATTTTGAGAGCCGGGATTATTGTTGGTAAACCCTCTACTAACTAGAAATTTATAGGCTAGATAAGCATTAAGAAGAGCCATAAATCCGTCATTTGGAGTATTTCCTTTAACATAATGGATGGTTGGGTCTCCTCCATTTTTGGGAATAGATGGTTTTAACTCCATACTAGCACAATGTTCAACTAACCATCCAACTTTTTCATAGCTTCCATATGGAAATCTAATCATTCCCTTCTTCATCTGCTCATATAGTTCTCCAATATAAAAATCTCTTTCAAAAATAATCTCTTTTGGAAAAGCATCAGCATTAAACTTTACCTTATCATTAATTCTATTATGAGCGCGAGAAACTAAATATCTATCTCCATAAGAGCTGTGTAAGCTATAAGAAAAGTCATTAGAATAACCAATATCTCCCACTGCTAAACTTATATTATACTGCCTCATTAATTGATCAATAATGCCCTTTTTACTTTCAGGATCATTTCTTTTAAACTTAGTTGCAAATTCAACTGATAATAATCCTGGACCTTTGGTTAGAAGCACGACTGCTGTACTAAAAGATTGGCCAGTTTGCTTCATAGAGTCTGGATTTGCCATTTGTTCATAGTCTGCACGAGCACCATAATCTATTCCTAATAAGACAATTTGTTTATCTACACCACTGGATGGAACAATCATTGGACTAAATTTTCGCTCGACATCTCCACAAAGAACACGAATTTCATCTGTAGTAATTGGGCTAGAGTCTCCTTGGAAAAATTCTCCTAAGACTTCATTCATATATACTCTTTCAGTATTAATTGCGTGATTTTCTGGTTTTTCTTTTTCTATATGCTCTCTTGTAAATGTAGGCATATAAAGCTGATTAATATGAAATCCAATCATATCACATTTTGATTCATCTTTAAGTCCTACCCATTTACCACGCTCAGCAGCTTCTAATTTATTTTGTTTGCATCCACAATGCGGGCACTGAACAATAAAACCATGAATCCAAATTTTTTCCCAATCATTAGTACCTGGTGTATAAAGAGGGAAATATTCTTTACAACCTTCACATCCAAGATAGTAATATTGCTGAGAAGATTTCTGCCACATATTATTATAGGCAGAATCTTCTCGTCTAGGAGTACCAAAATAAACTAAGACGCCTTGTCCTTTAGCTCCATATTTAGCTGTGGATAGAATCTTAAGTGCATTTCCCATTGCTTGCTTGGTCATTTTTTGAACTTCATCAAAAAAAATAATATCAGCAGTCCTACCCATAAGACGGTCTGCATCTACTCCAGTAGACTCAATCCATAAATGGTTTCCACCTTTAAATTGTTTGAAATGTAAAGAATCATTAGTCGCAGCAGTCTGATCTAATAAGTTTTGCATATAAGATTTTGGTCTAACACCCTTAATTTCTTTAGATCCATCAAGAATTTTTGATTGATTGATCATTTGATTGAGCTTAGTCTTAGAATAAGCTGCCGCTAATTCTAATTGAGGAAAAGCGTGAATAATACGAATAGGCGGCTTTGATCCTTCACCTTCACCCCCAAATAAACCAGAACCCATAAAATACATTTCTAAAGCACTGGCCATTGTTGTCGCGCCAACCTGACGACCTTTAACTAAAATAACAGGTTTGGCATTTGGCTCTAGAGCTTTAATTCCAATATATCTATAAATATCACTAAATGGCTTATATCCATTTCCACTTAATGTAAAATCTTTACCATCTAATGTTAAATGTTCCTGGCAAAAAGTTACAGGATCATACATCATTAGTTGCTTTTTAAACTTTTCAAATAATTCTTTATTCTCTATATTTAATGTAGGCATATGAAAATACTGATATATACACATATATGTCATCAAAGAAAAAGAGAAGTCTGAAACATTGCCTTAAATGCTCTAATTTGCTCAAAAAAAATAATTGGAATATTTATGACAAGAATGTCGGTCATTATATATGTAAAAGCTGTCGAAAAATACAGGATAAAATAAGACAAGAAGCCAATCCTGATTATAGCAAAAAACAATATGAAAGGTATAGATGCAGAAGAAGTGCTGTTATTTTCTACTATGGCAACCAATGCTTTAAATGTGAAGAAGATGATTACAGTAAATTAGCGGTCTTTCGTATTAATGGAGGTAATGTTGATATAAATTATCTCTATAATAATTTGGTAGATAAAAATGAATATAGGGTTACTTGCTATAATTGTAGATGCAGGCCAAATAAAGATAAATATGCATTACAAAATAAAAGAGCAGCTATCACTCACTATGGAGGATACTGCTCTATTTGTAATGAAGACTCTATTGAAAAATTAACACTTAATCATGATGTAAGTGCTAAATTTTATCGAGAATTAATTTCTAATAATTTCTTAAACCTAGATTTGCAAGTTTTTTGCTTTAATTGTTATCATAATAAGATTGATAATGAAAAAAGCCTTGGGCAAGTGCAAAGCACTTAAATTTTAGCAGGCATTAAAGCATGAAACATATCATTATTAGATGGATCAATATCTGTATCTGCGGTTGAATGATCGCCTTTTCCTAGCATATTGTAATTATCATAGTTGCCTGGGTTATCTTGTTTGGCTTTTAAATTAAGACGGCTTACTAATCTTACAAGTTTCTCATCATCCCAAGACGATTCTTCAGAAATATCTCTTGCATGCAGTGCGTGCAGCTTAGCAATAATCGCTGAGATTGGCATATTACCTTTTGTATCATCTATAATATTTTGCAATGTATCTTTAATACTATATTTTTGTTTAATTACATCTGGCGTGATATCTTTTTTTCTAGCTTCATTTTCGTCAATTGTTTGCTGTGCCGTTTTTTTAGGAGAATTGGGTTCGACATGTTCAGATACTTTAACATTATCAAGATAGCCATTTAATCCACTTCTATTCATCATATCATCTACTGCTGCTTGGACAGAAGGATATTTCGATTTAGTATTCATAATTGAATTAATCTGCTCAAAAAGATTATTATTTTTAGGCTGGACGCTTACCTTTTGAAGGCTAGCTTCAAATTGCTTTAACCAATGGTCATCATTCTGATTAATATCAGATTGCCTATTAATTACTTGTTGATTGCGTGGTTGTTTAGCCATATTAAATCCCTATTATCTGCGATAATTTGCTGCCCAGTCCATATTATCAGTATCGAAAACTTCCAAATCATCATCTGGCATAAAACCACGGTCTTGACGAAGTGGATATCCCATATCAAATAATAATTGTTGTACCTCTGCTTGCTCACGCTCATTTAAAGCCCACTTTTTGACTTGACGCTGATATAAATCTTCAATATCATGTCCTCCTGAGACAGTACCATTAACACATACACGAGCAACTCTAGAAATAAAAATAGGAACAGTTATCATTACGCCTTTGACGCCCATAATCTTTTGAGCTTCCTTAATTAAAGTCGCTCCCTCAAATCCTGGCTCTTCACCATTATTAGCTAATTGAACAATAGCCTTTTCAATAGTCCAATTTTCTCCTGGAACAGTTGTATCATCAACCCATTCATTGATGTCTTCGTTTGAATACCTATCCATGACTGTAGAAATTTCAGAACTTAAATCTTGAGCGGTCTTTTTGCGCTTCTTTGATGATTTTTTAGACTCTTTAACTTTATCAAGGCGGGCTTGTAATCTAGCAATACCATCATCTAGTTCAGAACGAACCACTTCGATTTTATTTCCATCTAAATCTCCATCTAAATCTAATCTCATTGCTTTAGAAATCTCGTTATCAAGCCTTTCCATATAAGCAACTGCTCGTTCTAATCCAGAAGAATCATATCCTGAATGCTTAGGTACGTCTGAAATCCTACTCTTAATCCAAGCAACGAAACCATGTGGGCCATGCTTTGACCAATCCCATTTTTCGTTTTTGCCTTTGCCCTTTTTCGCATCATTATCGTCTGTTTCGTCTTCTTTCACACTAAGAGGCTCTTCCGATACTTCAATGGTTGGCTCCGGATCTTTAGTTCCGGCGGGAGCACCTGGCAATTCTTCTACTACAATTTCAATTTCAATAGGCTCAGATACTTCAATGTGACCATGATCTGGTGTTGAATGATCATGATGTACTTCATTTGTATCTAAAGCGTGTAATAGTGAGCCCGGAGTTGCCTTATTATTGGCATCCATATTATCAAAGTTAAAAAAGTCTTGGGCGTATGATTTTAAAGTCATTTAGGGTTCCTCTATAGTGCTTTCTATATGATTATATGCATTTGTATGCAATGATAATCATTGGTTTATATATTCCATTTATCTTCATACATCTGTCTCCCCTCATCAGAAACACCAAAATATGGGTTTTTACCATTATTAGTTTGATCGGCATCATGACCATCTGGGTCTACACCATCAGGCAAACCAAATAGTCCAGTTTCATCTGGAGTTAAATACTTCTCGATTAATTCTTTGAGGTCTTCTTCGGTCAAGGAAGCTAGAAACTCAGCATCTTCCGTATAATCTCTACCAAAATCTAATTGTTCGGGAGTCTTTCCCTCAAAATCATTTTCTGGAAAATAAGGCCCAAGACCAACTAATCCACCATATGGCTCATTCTCAACTGTAATTGGCTCTGAATTAATTTGGTCATCTATTGGATAATCTGTATTATTAATATCTTTTTTCATTATCGCAGCTGGGCCATGATTACCTTCTTCTCTAAATTCTTTTACGCTATCAACTTTGCCATCACTCATTTCCTGATATAGACCCTTACCTAAATCATAATTAGGACCAGCGGATTTAATAATTTGATTGAAAATAGCCGCCCTAGCTTTGATGCCGGGGTTCTCTTTCGTTTTCTTACCGCTATCCAAGATCCATGAGTCGTCTGCCACATACTTGCCCTGTAAACGCTTCCTGCGGAACTCTAGAAATTCTTTGACGCTAGGGTGCTTCATCAGCTCATGGTAGCCTGCTCCTGGCCCATATTTACCAGGAACATCATACAAATCATAGTTACGATAAAGTGGCTCCTCGAAACGAGGCTGCACAACAATAGCAGGATCAGATTTATATTTTCTGTGTCCAGGCGGGGCAGGTTCATTAACCCCTCCTCCACCTTGAAAATAAGCCAGCTTATTTTTTGACATTAGATTTTCCTTGTAGATGTTTTTGATAATATTTATAGGCAGGCTCAACAATGGGTACATAGTTCCATAATCCCATTTTTGTCAATAAATAGCTGGCCTTATCACCATCTCTGGTAAAAGCTTCCCCTAATTTTTCGGACATTGATTTCTCAGTAGATAAATTTACTGACTGAGGATTCTTGCTAACATAATTAATAATGCTATCATCCACATCAAAATCTAATTTGCAAGCTAAATAAATAGATCTGGCGACTCTATTTCTATTAGAAGTAAGCGTTATCTCGGGCGCAAGACAAGTTTTAATTTTGCGCTCTTTAATATCTAAAAATCCTTTTTTAGTAGGGTCAATAATATTCTTTAGATCTAGAGACATCAATAAAGAATTACATGTAAAATCCCGACTATAAATTTCCTTTTGCATTTTAGAAGGATTGGCAATTCCTATTGCACGTAATATTTCATCAATATTGGGAGCATTAAAATTGGAAGAAAAATCTATTTTTAAACTGCCAACAAATACTGAACTATGTCCATCTTCCATAGATCGTCGAGTAACATTATATTTTTTACGTAATTCATCGGAGAAAATCTCTGAAAGATAGTCAACGCTCTTATCACCAGTTGTGATATCTATATCAGAAATATTTTCCAATCGATCCATATATTTATCACGCGGCACACCGCCACATATAAAAGCTGGAGATGCTCCTATATTTTCTTGCACCCGCTTTAATGATTGAAGTAATTCCTGAAGTTTCATTCATTTTCTTTTCAGCCTAAAGGTCTAGGAACGGCTGGGGCTCGGGGAGGTGGAGGGGGTACGGTGGGCGGAGCTAATTCACCCATCTCTACTTCAGGTGTCTCTTTGGTAGGGGTGGTCGCTTCAGCAATCTCTTGCTCTTTTCTCATATCCTTACGTTTCTTTTCTTTGGCTGCGTCTTGTTCTAACTTGTTCTTAACTCCAGAAATTTCTGGAGACATTTCTTGACGATCTCCACCTTCTAAATCAATATCTTTAGTTTTAATAGATCCGCGTAGCTTAGATAGAATTTCTTCTACACGAGTAGAAATATAATTATTAGAATCAAGAGCCTTATTTTGAGCTTCAGATAATTGTGGGAAGAAAGAGGCTAAACCCTTGCCGTCTAACATCATATCAACAATGGCTAATCTTCTTGGTATTTCTCTTATTTTGAATATTTTGGCTAAATCTTCCAGTTCAGCAACAATTTCTGACATAGTTACATTTGCTAACATCTCATCCATTTTTGCATCAAATCCAGATGTTTGAGGGACGGCAATATCAGCACCTTCTGGTAATGGAATATCTTTTTCAGTAACTTCTAATTTCTCATCTGGCTCTTCTACTTCAAGCGGAGCGGGAGCAAGATCAGATGGATTAACTGGATTGCCTCTTTCTGCTGGTGGTTCATCAGTTAATGGAATATCTTCTAAAGCAGCAGCTGGAGGACCACCAGGTGCCAATGCTTGAGCCTCTGTTACCATTAATTCTTGATCATTATCATTAACTTCTAAATTATCATCATCAGCTTTAGTTTTATCTTTGCTATCATCAGGCTCACCTTCCATATTTTTGAAGAAAGCATTAATAGCATCTGGAACAGGAGGCTTAACTGGTAAAATAGAAGGAGTAGATCCCGTAGTAGCTGGAGGTCCTGATGGTCCAGCTAAAGCCGAAGCTGGAGGGGTATTATTTTGATTTCCAGCTTGA